GTACGATAATATTCTTCTGTCTAAGATGATTGTATGTGATAGATTCCCACATACGAACCTGTGAAAAAATATCAGCAAAATTGACTTTGTTATCGTATGCCAAAGTCATAACAAGTTCAAGTAATCTAGTCTTTTCGTTGATTTTTTTGACTAGAGTTACGTCACGAATGTTGTAATCTATAAACTTCTGAAAATCAAGTCTATACAAAGTGTGTAGATTCTGATACTCAGAATAATCTAACTTCCTTTCTTCTAACTCAACATAAGCAATATGATCGAGACTGTAACTTTCTTGATTTGGATTTGAAGAATGTTTTTTGTAAAGATCAATATGAGGGTGCGTATGTAAAAGAACCTAAGCCTGGGATGTATAAGAGTGTGGTAGGATTTGACTTGGATGGTCTATACCCACATATTATCATGATGTACAATCTAGGACCAGAGAAACTCTTAAATCCTGAACTTATCGGTGATGAGTTTTATCGATGGTACTCTTCTCAAAGTTTTGGTGTTAATTCATTCTTGAATAAAGAAATCGATACGAGCATATTACAAAAATATGATGTTTGCATAACACCGAACGGTCAGATTTTTTCAAGGAAAGGTCAAAGTTTCTTTGGTGAACTCATGGAGTTAATGTACGCCGATAGAAAGAAATTCAAAGACAAGATGATCTCTTCTGAAAAAAAGTTGCAGAAAGCTGAAACACAAGAAGAAAAGAATGAGCTTGTAAAAAAGATAGCTATGTACAAGAATTTCCAGTCTGCCAAAAAGGTAACTCTAAATTCAGCTTACGGTGCCATCGGGAATCAATATTTCCGTTTTTTTGATGTAAGAATTGCAGAGGCAGTAACAACTTCCGGTCAGTTGGCTATTCTTTGGATTCAGAAAGCTATGAACGAATTCCTTAATTGCATTGTAAATTCAGATAAAAAGAAAGATTATATCATCGCTTCAGATACAGATTCGATGTATCTGAATCTTGAAGAAGTAATGCCTAAGTTGGTTGAAAACTACAACAATAAAAATGGTTACGAAAAGTCTTTGGAAATAGACAAATTCTGTGAAAAGACATTACAACCCTTTATACAAAAGTCTTTCAAAGAACTTTATGAGTATATGTTTGCTTTTGCAAACAAGATGAACATGAAGCGAGAAGCTATCTCAGATATGGCAATCTGGACTGCCAAGAAACATTATCTGATGAACGTCTGGAACATGGAAGGTGTTCAGTATGACAAAGCAAAACTCAAAGTTGTAGGTCTAGAAGCAGTTAAATCATCTTCTTATTCCGTTTATGCTCGAAATAAACTGAAAGAGGCGTACAAGCTTATCATCGAAGGTAACGTTCATTCTCTAAGAAACTTTAGGGATAAGTATTTCGAAGAGTTTAAGAATTTATCTGTCGAAGGAATTTCAATTCCTAGAACTTGCAATAATCTTCAAAAGTATCATGATGATCAAAATATTTGGGGATTCAAAACTCCGATGCATGTAAAAGGTGCTTTGGTTTATAACAAGCTGTTAAAGGAATTTGATCTTACAAAGAAATACCCTAGCATTAAAGAAGGTGAAAAGGTTAGGTATGTTTACCTTAAAGAACCAAACCCATTACATTGTAATGCTATTTCTTTTCCTCATATTTTGCCTGTAGAATTTGACATTTACAAGTTCGTATCGTATAATACTCAGTTTGAAAAGTCTTTTGTTGATCCGATCAATTCTATATTGAATGTAATCGGATGGAGTCTAGAGGACTCTGGATCACTATTCGATTAATAGGAGAAATTGATGAATTTTATAGATAAAGTTTTGAAGGCAGTAGATAACAAATATGCTTCTGTCGTTTCAGAAGGAAATGATGCAGATATCGTGTCGTATATAGACACTGGTTCTTATGCTTTAAATGCATTGTTTTCTGGATCGATTTATGGTGGTTTACCGGCGAACAAGGTATCAGCTTTAGCCGGAGAGGAATCAACTGGAAAGACTTTTTATGCTTTACAAATTTGTAAAAAGTTCCAGGAATACAATCCAGAAGGTTTGATCGCTTATTTCGAAACAGAATCGGCTGTAACCACAGAAATGCTAGAGAGTAGGGGAATTGATACCAATAGATTCTTGCGTTTTCCTGTATCGACAGTAGAAGAGTTTCGTTCTCAAGCTACTAGATTTATTGACCTGTATCTTGAACAGGATGAGAACAAGAGACAACCATGTTTCATGGTTCTGGACTCTTTGGGTATGTTGTCAACTAACAAAGAAATAACCGATGTTGCGTCTAGTGAAGACAAGAGAGATATGACAAAGGCACCTTTGATAAAGGGCGCTTTTCGAGTTATTACATTAAAATTAGGTCGCGCAAAAATGGCACTTTTGGTCATCAATCACGTTTATAACCTAATTGGATCATACATTCCAAAGAAGGTTATGGGTGGTGGCAGTGGTTTGAATTATGCTGCTTCTAGCATAGTTTTCTTGAGTAAGAGTAAGTTTAAAGATAAGACTACAAAAGAAGTTACTGGTGCAGTTATTACAGCATCTATCGAAAAATCTAGATTGACTGTAGAAAACAAGAAAGTTGAAACTCTTCTTGATTATGAAAATGGTTTGAACAGATATTATGGTTTGCTTGATATAGCTTCGAACGGTGGTTTGATTTCTAAGGAAGGTGCAAACTTTACTATCTGTGGAATCAAGACAACATTTACAAATCAAGAATCTTTCGAAAACGGTGTTTATAAGAATCCAGAGAAATTCTTCACAAAAGAAGTTTTAGATAAAATTGATGAAGTTGCACAGAAGGAATTTAAATATGGCAAATTTAGTGCGCCTGTTGAAGAAGACGTGGAATGAGATAACAAACAAAAAGAACATAGTCAATGTTGACTATCGGGTGGTTCCTCCAGAGTCAAATCTGGAGGATTACCTTTTTCAGATTAATTTTCTGAAAGGTCCATATGAAGGATTAAAGATAGCATTCTACGGTATTGATATTCAAGAAGACAATACTTTGAACATTCAAAGAAATATTTTAGTAAATCCCTGGCATGGTCACGACTTTACTATTGATAATTACTTTGATAGACTGATTAAAGATATTGTCTTCGATACCATTGAAGAATCTATTAAAAATTACTCCGCACTTAGAAAAGAGATACTTTCAGATGAAAACGATGGAACATATTATATTGAAGAACCTCATTCGCAACGAACCGTATATGAGAAAGGTTCTTCCGTATCTAAAAAATGAGTACATGCAGAACAGAAGTGAGAAACTACTTTTTCAGGAAACACAAGCTTACATTCTAAAGTTTAACAATCTACCGACAAAAGAAGCTTTACAGATAGCAATTCAGAATAAACCAGACGTTTTTGAAGATGATTTCAAAGATGCATCAGAAATTTTAAATCATCTTTTCAATGACACCGAAAACAGTGATTTAATTTGGTTGATCGAAAACACCGAGAAGTGGTGTCAAGAGAAGGCAATTCACAATGCTATCATGGAATCAATTTCTATTCTTGACAACAAAGATAAGAAACAGAATAAAACAAAAGGAATTATTCCTCAGTTATTGACTGATGCACTGTCTGTCAATTTTGATCCCAACGTTGGTCATGATTATTTCGAGGATGCCAACAATCGTTATGAATTTTATCATAGAGTTCAGAATTTAATACCTTTTGATCTTGATTATTTTAATAAAATTACTGGTGGCGGTTTAGCTCCAAAAACACTAAATGTAATTCTAGCACCACCCAATGCTGGTAAAAGCCTCTCGATGTGTCATTTTGCTGCGGCAGCTTTGTATCAAAATTACAACGTTCTGTATATCTCTATGGAAATGTCTCAGGAAAGAATTTCATCAAGAATTGATGCGAATCTTTTGGATTTACCGTTGAATACTATTCTTACAATGTCAAAGGATAGTTACGAAAAGAAAATACAAGCTTTAAAGCAAAGAGTTAAGGGTAAACTTATCGTAAAAGAATATCCTACTGCTTCTGCTTCTGCTACAAATTTTCGTGCTCTTTTGAATGAATTGAACCTTAAGAAACAGTTCAAGCCACATATCATTTTTGTGGATTACTTGAATATTTGCTGCTCTTCTCGTTTGAAGATGGGTTCTACGGTCAACTCTTATACCTACGTAAAGGCTATTGCAGAAGAGTTGAGAGGTCTTGCACAAGAGTTCAATGTACCTGTCGTTAGCGCCACACAGACCACCAGAAACGGTGCTACAAACTCTGATCCGGATATGACAGACACATCTGAGTCATTTGGTCTACCTGCCACCGTAGATAATCTATGGGCATTCATTACTAATGAAGAATTAGAAAAGATGAACAAGATCATGGTCAAACAGTTAAAGAATCGTGATAACGATGTTACTAAAAACAGAAGATTTCTAATTGGTATAGACAGACCAAAGATGAGATTGTATGATATTCCAGAATCCGAACAAAATCTAATTTCTGACGAATCGAAAACTCCAGAAAATGTATACAAAAGTGTAACAAATAATCTTGAGAAACTTAAGAATTTGGTGGATTGATGGTAAAATTCATAGTTCCTTTAGTTCATAAAAAACTTCTAAATGTAGTAAATAAAATTGGAAAAAGAGAAGTACCATACTACATTTTTGTAAGATATCTGAACAAAGAATTTCGATTTCTTTCTGTAAAATTCCGAAGTATGCCGGATAGAATTTATAATAGCAATTTTATCAACGTTACGGGATACTATTCTGGTAACGAAAAGGACGAAGGTGAACGCAGATATAACATTCAGATATCATATCCAGTTAATGCAAAAAAACTTATTCCCATAGAATCTCATGATTTGATGAGAAGTCTTTTCTGTTGTATTCTTCATGAAATTAAACATGGGCAACAAGATCAAAAAAGAAAATATAAAAAAAGACCATATATTGCAAATCATAGGAATGACATGGAAGATTATTTTTCCGATTATGATGAATTAGATGCATATGCGTTTGAAGTTGGAAAGTCATACTCTATAAGAAAACTTGATAATTCTTGGGTCTGTAATACCTATAGAGAGATTTTTGCCGAAACAAACCCAAAAATCTACAACAAATTTTTGAAAAAAGTCTATCTTTACAACATAGAATATCCTCATCTATAAATATATGTTTTAGAAACGGAAGTTATCAATGGCACAGCAGGGTTTTCAGTACGAAAAAAATGCAGCAGATTTTCTCAAAAAAAGAAATCTAGTCGAAAAAAATTTTCACCCTGCTGGTGCAAGTCATGCTACAGCCGATCTTGAAGTAACTTATAAGGGTCAAACTGAAGGTGTTGAACTTAAGATTACTGCTGCATCTGCTGGTTCTTTGGTTTTGAAATATGACTCCAAAGCACCAAAAGGTAATAAATGGAATTTTAAAGACGTTTCTAACGATCCAGAAAAGCAATTTTTGGCTTCTGTAGCCAAGAGTGTCGGTGCATTAGAAAGAATCAACAAAGAATGGGATTCAATGCCACTTCTTTTCTCTGATACATCAAAACTGGACAAAAAGAAAAAATACGAAGTCGATCATGCTAACTATAAAGAGATAAATCAAGATATCGATCCAAAATACATAGAAAAATATTACAATGAAAAAAAAACACATTATGTAAATGTGGGTAGTGATGGTTTCTATCTTTTTGGGACAAAAGACCCATTTGGTCTTAACAAAAATCTTTCAAAGGTAAAATTGCCCACCGTTCCTCTCTTTAGCGCCTCTGCAAGGGCAAAATTCCGCGCCAGAGTTCAATACAAAGGTTCAGGAAGTTATCAATTTACATTTGAGCTATCATTCAAAATGACAAAAAAATCACCCTATAATATAGCTCCAC